CATTAGATGGGACTGTTGCATCGAATCAACTGCACCCTCTGGGATACTCACTATATTGTTACTTTTCTTAGTCATAATTAACTCCTTATTATTAATATACAGTTACATACATACCCATATATAACTTACAAATAACTAAATCACGAATCATCAGTGTTTGTGCACATAGCAAAAGAGAGAAGAGTGATTATCGTTCGGTGTAGAGAACTTGGGGGTGGTACATTACTCGGTAAAGAGAAGAGAGTAGTAGTAGCATGATATAGTCACATGAAGGTGCGTGATGCATACACAATCGTCAGAGTAATGTGGGGGAACCCAAGTGAATCACCCGAACTATAATCTGCACAAACACTTATGTTCGTGATTCTTATACATCTTCTTTACCTCAGTCGTACTACACACTGTGTATCCTCACCATTATGAGACACAGCTATGCTGTGACTAATCTTTTTATTTACGTCCCACCTTTGTGGGGTGGGGCTTAAAAAGTGCCGACAGGCACACAGAGGGTAGTCCCATCCTCGCATTATTTCTCTTCAAGGCTCTTCACATAACCCCTGATATGTGATACAACCTAGAGAGAGAAGTAATAAAGGGTTTTAAAAAAAAATTTATTATGAATAAAGCTAAAAGAAAAAGAGGGTATTATGCCAAAAGGAATAGGATATGGTGCATTACCAACAGGTAGTGGATCAGCTAGAAAGAGTTTAATAAAGACTAGCAACAAAGCAGCAATCTCTAGGGGTATATTAGAACTAGGTGCATCACTTAGGACAGCAGATACCATGAGAGCAAACAAAAAAAAATTTCAAGGTGGCGTAGCTCAATCATTATTTAACCAAATGGGTGCCAAACTATACGCTGGATCTATTCGTGGTAAGTTTAATAAATCAGGGTTTAACAAACCAACAGGACAACAATTGGTAGCTAACTTTAATAAAGCTAAGAAGACTGGTGAGCTTATGGCTAGCAATGCTAGTAAGTTTCAACCAACATCTGGTCAATCTAGAGTAGGTACATTTCTAGGTAATAATCCTATCAATACCATGAATAGGAAAAATTTGACCTCTAATGGCTCAAAAACACCTAAACCATCTACAGGTAAGATAACTAGCCACAGCACAAAAGCAGGTGATTTAGAGGCATTCTACGCTCGTGCAAGGGCTGTTCACAAAGCTAAAGGTATCAAAGTTAAAAATAAAAAGAATTTTAGAATGTATCAAGGATATTAATTATGTTATCTAAAATGGAGAAACGTGCCAAATGTATAGTAAAAAACGAGGAAAAGGAAAAAAGGGCAAGAAGAAACCTTGCTGTCAAAGACTTCATAGAATATAAAATGCTAAGAGGTCATAGCAGAGAATCAGCTACAAAGATGGCACAATCATTAATTGATTAATGGCAAACTCACTTATAGATTACGTTAAGAATAATCCTTTAGAAACAGCGTTAACTGTAGCAAGTATACATCCTGCAGTAAGATTAGGTAGATTTGCTTACACAGCTGGTAAAACATTATTAAAGACAAGACCTGTTACTCTCTATAGAGGTGTACATCCAGTACCAAAAACAAGAACTTTAAGTGAATCTAAAAAAATAATAAAGATGACTAGGATTGATGCTAACTTAAGAAACTATAAAACTAATCCTTATGGTAATTGGTTTACAAGTGATAAAAACGTAGCAAAAAGATACGGAAATCAAAAAGGTTTGGGAGGATCTTTACTCAAAGTTAAAGTACCTTATTCAACTTTGAAAAAAATAAAAGATGTCCAGCCTCCTATAAGCAAACCTGTGACTGCAATGAATCAAAAAGATAGAGCATTTTTTGGAGTTATTCCACCATCGTTTAGAAGAAAAGCAAACGTTGTAAAAGTTTCAACAAACAAACCACTATAATGGCACACACAATAGAAGCACTTAGAAAGTACAATACCCCAGCTATGAAGAAACTTATCATAGCAGTCAAGATGTCTCACATGAAAGGATTGCCAAAAGAAGCAATGAACGATAGAGAAGCAGAAAGAGTATTAGAATCCTTAACACCATTAACACTAGAGAAGTTATATAAACTTGCAGTGGAACATGACCTCGTTAACCTATAAGCCAGACGGCAACGTAATAAAACAATTCATGAAAGATGATTCTTTCTTTCGTGGTCTGCGTGGACCAGTAGGTTCTGGTAAATCAGTATCATGTTGTATTGAAATCATCAGAAGAGCATTACAACAAAAACCCGGAGAAGATGGCAAACGCAAATCTAGATGGGCTGTAATAAGAAATACCAACCCACAATTGAAAACAACCACAATAAAAACTTGGATCGACTGGTTTCCTGAATCTGATTGGGGAAACTTTACATGGTCAGTCCCTTATACTCATAAGATAAATAAAGGTGATTTAGAACTAGAAGTTATATTTTTAGCCCTCGATAGACCAGAAGATGTTAAGAAACTTCTATCGTTAGAGTTAACAGGAGTATGGATCAATGAAGCTAGAGAGATACCTAAGTCAATTGTTGACGCATGTACTATGCGTGTTGGACGTTATCCTAGTATGCGTGATGGTGGTCCTAGCTGGTATGGTGTTATAGCAGATACCAACCCGCCAGATACAGACCATTGGTGGGCAATCCTAGCTGGTGAAACTGTTATCCCAGATTATATAACCAAACAAGAAGCTAAGATGCTAATCAAACCAGACAACTGGATATTCTATAATCAACCCCCTGCTATGACAGAAGTGTTCAATAAAGAAAGAGAGTTCGATAGGTATGATGAGAATCCAGATAAAGAAAACGGCAAGAACCTTACGCCTAATTACTATAACAATATCATTAGAGGTAAGACTAAATCATGGATTGATGTCTATGTTTTAAACAAATTAGGACAAATTGAAGACGGCAAACCTGTATATGAAATGTTTAGACGTGATGTACATGTTGCTAAGTCTGATATAGCTATCATGAAAGAAGCTCCTATCTATATGGGTATAGATTTTGGGCTTACCCCAGCTTGTGTATTCGGTCAAAGAGTACGTGGCAGATGGCTTATTATTGATGAATTAGTGGCAGAAGATATGGGTATACTGAGGTTTTCTGATTTGATGAAACAGAAAATGGCAGAGTATTTACCGAGAAGTTTTACAATATTTGGCGATCCAGCAGGAGACCATAGGGCGCAGACTGATGAATCTACCCCATTTCAAATACTTAGAGGTCGTGGAATCACAGCAAGACCAGCACCAAGTAACGATGTATCATTGAGATTAGAGAGCGTTAATGTTACTTTACAAAGAATGATAGATGGTGATTCAGGAATATTGATAGATCCGAAATGTATTAACATAGTTAAAGGATTTGATGGTGGATATCACTATAGAAGAATGCAAGTATCAGGGGAAAGATATGATGAAAAGCCAAATAAAAATAGGTTCTCTCATATTCACGATGCTCTCCAATATATGTTATTGGGCGCAGGAGAGGGACGAGCATTGACAATAGGTACAAAACAAAGTAAACCTAGAGTTGCAAATAAAAATTTTAATGTGTTTGATATTAAACCAAAATCAGCTTACCAGAGGAGAAGATAATGTGTGGATCACTCAACCCATTTAGAAGCCCATCGCCACCACCACCACCACCAGAAGATACTACTGGTAAAGCTATACGTCAAAGACAAAGAGAAGATGCGGCAGCAGAATCTAAAAGAAACAAAGAAGATTTACTAGCACAAAGAATAAAACAGTTTAGATACACAATGGCAGGTGGAAGCAGTCTACTCAAAGGAAGACGTGGTGGACAAGGATTTGAAGTATCTAGTAATTTATTATCTAGAGATACGTTAGGAGCATAATGGTAGTAGAAGTCAAAACAATACCACAAGTAGATTATACAACTGATCCTGCTAAGCAATTGCTTAAAAGATACGAGCATGCAAAAACTTTAAAAGACCAGTGGAAAGGTACATTTGAGGAGTGTTATGAATATGCATTACCTCAAAGAGAAAGTTTTTTTTCTGAAACAGCAGGAAGAAGACGTACAGATAGGATATTCGATGAGACTGCGGTAGTAGGTGTACAAGAGTTTGCATCGAGATTACAAGCAGGAATCGTACCAAACTATGCTAGATGGGCTGATTTTATAGCTGGAAGTGAAATACCAAAAGAACAAGAAAAAGAAGTTAACTTAATGTTAGACGAAGTAACTGATTATGTATTTGAGATATTACAAAACTCTAACTTTTCACAAGAAGTACATGAATCATTTTTAGATATAGCATTAGGTACTGGAGTTCTATTAGTAGAGGAGGGAGATGCTGTTAATCCTATTAATTTTAAAGCAGTACCTCTACCACATGTTTGCATGACATCTGGTCATGATGACAAAGTAGATAACATTTATAGAGAACGAATGATAAAAGCTAGTGAACTGGTAGTAGCATACCCAAATGCAGAGTTTACAGAAAAAATGTTAAGAGAAATGGAAAAAAATCCAGACAAAGAATGCAAAATAATAGAGGTTGTGTACCGAAATCACTACAATACTAAAGAAGAAGAGTACCATTTTTGTGCTATTTCTAAGGAACATGAGCATAAATTGTACACAGAAACCTATAAAGGATTAGGTTCAAACCCATATATTGTGTACAGATGGTCTAAATGTGCAGGAGAAGTCTATGGTCGTGGACCATTAATGCTCGCTCTACCAGCTATCAAGGTAGCAAACCTTACAGTAGAATTAATTTTAGAGAATGCACAAATGTCTATATCTGGTATGTATCAGGTAGAAGATGATGGTGTAGTTAATGTAGATAATATCTCACTTATACCCGGAACTATTATACCAAAAGCTGCTGGATCACAAGGACTTACTCCAATTGCTCCAGCTGGTAACTTTCAAGTATCAGATTTAGTTATAAGAGATATGAGACAAAATATTAAAAAAGCTTTATATAACGATATGTTGGGTACTCCTAATGAAAAAACACCAATGTCTGCAACAGAAGTAGCAGAGAGACAAGCTGATTTATCACGTCAAATTGGTGCAGCATTTGGTAGATTACAGTCTGAAATGGTAACACCAGTCCTGCAAAGAGTAGTATATATATTAAAGAAACAAGGAAAAATCAAAATACCTATAATAAATGGAAGAGAAGTTAAAGTTAGATCCTCATCTCCATTAGCACAAGCACAACATCAACAAGATGTAGCTAACATTGATAGATTTTTAGCACTAATACAAGGCAGAGTTGGTCCAGAACTTACTAATATTCTTATTAAGCAAGACCTAGTTGCTAAACATATTGCTAAAAAACTTGGTATTCCAGAGGAACTTATACGTTCTCAGGAAGAAATGCAGGAAGCTGCTGCTCAAATGCAACAGATGATGGCACAACAACAACAATCTCAGGAGACAGAACCTCCTGAATAGGAGAAATTATGACAGAGAAAAAGCCCAACAGTCTTATTGGTTTAGATAATTTACAAAGAAAACCAGAAGATGAGGAGAACTTAAATGCTTTGTTTCGTGCGTTGTTCAGCACCCCCGGTGGTTCTCAAGTCTTAAAATATCTGAAAGCTTTAACGCTCGAAGCAGTCGCTGGACCTGAAATATCTAGTGATTCACTACGACATTTAGAGGGACAGAGATATTTAGTAGGACTAATACAGCGAAGAATAAACAAAGGTATATCACAAAACGTAGTACAGGAGAAAAAAAATGGCTGAAGAACAACAAGCAATAGAACAAGTAGAACAAACAGAAACTGTTTCACGTGAAACAACTGATGTTCCTATAGCAGAAAGACCAGAACATATACCAGAAAAATTTTGGGATATAGAAACAGGAGAAGTAAAACTAGATGATATGGCTAAGTCTTATGTCAATCTAGAAAAATTCTCTACTGGTAAACAAGAAGAAATGAGAGAAAGTGTATTAGCTGAGTTAGAAGCAGAGGCACAAGAGGGAGTACCAGAAACTTACGAATTGCCTAAATTAGTAGAGGGCATTACAGAAGAGATGGTAAAAGAAAACCCAATGACAACATGGTGGGAACAAAAATGTAAAGATTTAGCATTACCACAAGAAATGTTTGAAGAGGGAGTTAATACATGGATTGATACAATTATGGGTTCTGGTCCAAATATGGAAGAAGAAATGAATAGATTGGGAGAAAATGGTAAAGCACGTATAGATGCCGTTACAAATTTTGCACAATCTAATTTTCCACCAGAAGAATTCGAAGTATTAGCTAATATGATTGGCTCATCTGCAACAGGTATATCTGCATTAGAAAGAATTATGGATATGCAAAAATCTAGTATAGGTCGTTCAGCACAAGTTGCTCAACCTGAAAGAGAACTTACTGTAGCAGATGTGAAAGGTATGATGAACGATCCAAGATATTTTGACCAGAGGGTTAGAGATAGAGACTATGTAGCACAAGTAGATGCTGCGTGGTCTAGATTGAATAATGCTGGCAAAGTATAGTGCTGTATGTAGAAAAATCTACTCCAGCAGATGCGTTTGATTTATCTTTCAAACTTAGACAGTTAGATAAATTTGAAGTAGCAGCAATGGGATACACTCCTTTAGATGTACTCATTGCTCCATTTAGATACACAAGAAGAGGTGTAAATACTTATTCAGTGTTCTATAATGACACTATAATAGCCATGTTTGGTGTTATATCCACTCCACAAAACATTAAACATGGCACAGTTTGGATGTTAGCTAGTAATGAATTAGAAAATCATTGGTTATATTTTACAAAAAGAACCAAAAAATGGGTAAAATATTTTCTATCTGACTATACATTTGTCCATAATTACATTTCATTAGAACAAAAAACAAATATCAAATGGCTTAAATGGTTAGGTTTTTCTTTTAAAAAAGAAGTATTACTTGTAAAAGGAACAAAAGTTTTGTATTTTTATAGGAAGATACAGGGTGTATCGAAATGTATACAGCCCATAATAGGGGACATCGGTCCTAAATGGACAACCGATCTAAGCTAAGTTTGGACAACTGTTAGTTTAACAATTAACAATTTGGAGGCTTAATATGGCAACGCAAATTAGTAATGCATTTATTAAGCAGTTTGAAGCCGAAGTCCACATGGCTTATCAGAGGATGGGTTCCAAGCTGCGCAATACAGTGCGTAATACAAATAACGTTACAGGCAACCAAGCACGATTCCAAAAGGTTGGTAAAGGTTCAGCGTCTACTAAATCTAGACATGGACAAGTCAACACAATGGAAGTTACACACTCTACAGTAGATGTTACATTAGCTGACTTCTATGCTGCCGACTATGTCGATAGCTTAGATGAGCTAAAAACAAACATCGATGAGAGACAAGTGTTAGCTCAATCTGCTGCGGCTGCTTTAGGACGTAAAATGGATCAATTAATTATTGATGTACTTGACGCTGGTTCTAACTCAAACAACGTGGTTCATGGTTCAGCAGCTTTAACATTAGCTAAAGCACTGACAGTCTATGAAGCATTTGGTGAAGCAGATATACCAGATGATGGACAAAGATACTTTGTTGTATCACCTGCTGGGTGGGCTGATTTACTACAAATCGACCAATTTAGTAGAGCAGAATACATTGGTGAGGGAGAATTACCATACGCTGGCGGGATGACTGCTAAACGTTGGTTAGGATTCCTATGGTTTACTCATTCTGGACTATCAAAAGCTAGTACAACTAGGGACTGTCATGCATACCACAGCTCAGCGCTTGGTCTTGCAACTGGTTCTGATGTTCGTACAGAAATGAACTATGTACCAGAAAAAGTAAGTAATCTAATAACATCATACTTTAGCGCAGGATCTGTCATGATTGACAATGATGGTGCTATTGAATGTCAGATAACAGAATAAGGAGGATAATATGGCTTTAGATGCAACGAATCTTAAAAAGATAGCTGGTTCTGGCGACATGAATCTCTTTGTTTATAAGAGTACTGACGCTATTAGTACTATTGTAGGTTCGGGTTATTTTAATAACTCAACTGGTGACTTAAAACAGTTTGATACAATTATAGCAACTGGTGCCACAGGTGGTACAGTTACTGTAGATGTGATTACTGTTTCTAGTGCAACTGGTGCTGCAACAGTTACAACAACTAACGGAACGTAATGTTCTAGGGGTTGGTTTTTTCATATTCCAACCCCACTTAAATTATGACAGATAGCAAATTTGATATATGTAATCAAGCTTTAGTATTAGTAGGTGCTAATACTATTACTTCATTTACTGAAAATACAACAGAATCAACAGTAGCTAATCAGTTATATGAAACATCATTAGAAAATTTATTGTCTAGATGCAGATGGAGATTTGCTACTAAACAACAACAATTATCTAGATTAACAGAAACACCAACTGCACGTTGGTCTGCAAAATACTCATTACCATCAGATGCTCTTATATTACATACAGTAACTATTGGTGACAATGTTATAGAATATGATAGATATAGCACAGAAGTGTTTTGCGATGCTACATCAGCTGATATAGTTGTAGCAGATTATACATTTCAGCCATCAGAGGCAGACTTTCCACCCTATTTTAAACAAGCATTAGTATTTGAACTAGCATCATTATTTGCTGGAGCAATAGCAAGAAACGATCAATTATCTACTCTATATCAGAATAGAGCAATGACGCAGACTGCATATGCTAAATCACAAGATTCTCAAGCACAAACAACTAGAAGAATGAATGTAGATCGTTATAGAAATAGGAGGAATTCAGGAGCTTTAGGAACTATTAAAGCAACTGTCGGCTCATAAATGGGACAAACAAGAAGACACCTATCATCATTTCATTCTGGCGAACTTGATCCAAAACTTATTGCTCGTAATGACCAAGCTGCATATGGAGATGGATTACAAAAAGCTAGAAACGTAGTATGTAGAAACCAAGGTTCAGTAGAAAGAAGACCGGGAACATACTATAGAGCAGACTTAGGTGGTCAATCTAGACTAGAATCATTTATATTTAGCGGTTCTCAAGAATATGTTTTTGCGTTTCAAAACACTGCTCTCAAGATTTATTCAACAAATGGAACGTTGTTACAAACTATTACAAGTTGTCCTTGGGCAACATCTAATATAAATGAATTAAACGTTGCACAAAGAAAAGATGTAATGATAGTTGCACATTCTTCATTTATGCCAAGAATTATAACAAGAACAGGTGCTACTACATTTGCTCTATCAACATTTGCATTCGATACAAGCTTGAATGGAGAGAGAACATATCAACCCTATTTTAAATTTTCAGCCAATAATGTAACTTTAGATTTATCTACAGCTACTGCTGGTACAGGAATAACATGCACAGCTAGTGCAAGTATATTTACTTCTGATTATGTTGGCACAAAACTGTTATTTTATGGAAGTATTGAAGCTACTATAACAGCATATACAAGTGGAACTGTTGTTACAGTAACACTACATAGCAATTTAATAGATGAATTAGATGATGATCCATTAGCAACGCAACAAGGAAGCTCATCAATAAAAGTAACTCATGCAAATCATGGTTTAACCAGTGGTGCATCTGTTGTTATTGCTGGTTCAGAAGACATAATGAGTTTAAACGATGATAGCCCTCCTATAGATGTAGGACTTGCTGCTAGTAATATAAATGGAACACGTTCTATTACTGTAGTAGATGATAATCATTATACATTTTCTGCTGGTTCAAGTGATACAGCTAGTGAATCTGTAGATGGTGGTGGAGTAAGAGTAACTGTACAACATCATGCACCTACAAGAAGATGGCAAGAACAGGTTATATCTTCTGTTAATGGCTTTCCACAAGCATTAGCATTTCATGAACAAAGATTATATTTTGCTGGTGTAGAAAATCAACCAGATGGAATACTAGCTAGTAAGATAAATGATTTTTTTAATTTTGATGTAGGAGAGGGTTTAGATAATGAATCTGTACAAGTCCAAATATCATCAAATCATATTAATGAAATAAGACATTTAGTATCAAATGCTAACTTAGAAATATTAACAAGTAGAGGTGAGTTTTATTTAAGACCACCTATTGGTAAAGCTGTTACACCACAAGATATACAGATAATTAAACAAACAAGTTATGGTACACAGATTAAAGGAATGCCTAGATCCTACAATGGTACAACAAATTTTATACAGAATAATGGTATAAACATAAGAGAATATTTATACGATTCTTCTGGTGAATCTTATCAGTCAGCATTAATAAATGTACTGGCATCTCATTTATTCAACGCTCCTGTTGATACAGCTAGTATAGATTCATTACCAGATAGAACAGAACAATTTTATTATGTAGTAAATGGAGATGGTACATTATGTGTATTCTCAGCACAAAGAGCGCAAAAGGTTTTTGGCTGGATGCTTTGGTTGACAGACGGTGTATATGAATCTATTACTACTACTACAACAAATTCATATTTAGCAGTAAAAAGAACTATAAACTCTGCAACTGTTTATTATTTAGAACAGTTAGCAAGTACAGCATTTGATATACCTACAGATATGACAGTAACAAAAACGGTGTCGGGAAGTTACCAACCTCATGGTTCGCCCCTTACGAATGGCTCGGTCTCAAGCTCCTCGACACTCATAATTGATGGCTGTACACAAGCTCCACAAACAGGAGAAACCTTTCAGTTTGCTGGAACAGGCACTGTATACACAATACAGTCAGCTACAGCTACAGGTAATAGCAATGAATATGCTATATCAATAAGTGGTGCAGTTAGTCAATCTGATGGCGTAGCGTTACAATTTGTAACAAGTAGAACATTTACAGGATTAAATAGCACTCCTGATATGAGAGGATTAACAGTATATGGAACATCTGGATCGATAGAGGGTGGAGCTATAAATTATTATGGTTCTGGTATAGTTAACTCTAGTGGTGTAGTTGTATTAGATAAACCAGCTAGTGCTATAGATATTGGCATTGATTATACAATTGAAGTATCTACAATGCCTACAGACGTACAGGTAAAATCTTCTGGTAGTGTAGCAACTTTAACAGGTTCTCCTAGAAAGATAGCTAAAGCAATATTTGAATTATCTAATACATATAACATAAAAGTAAATACAATGGACGTACCACTTAATAATGTAAGTAACTTAACGACAACATCAATGACTGCTTATGATGGTCAAAAATCTGTACATTTTTTAGGATATAGTACAAAACCTTTTATAACTATTACTCAAGATAAACCTCTACCAATGAGAGTATTAACAATAACCGAGGAGATATATTTTTAATGTGTGATCCAGTAACAATGGCGGCAACATCCGCAGCAATGTCATATGGTGGTACATACCTAGCAGGTTCATCTACAGCAGCAATAGCTTCTATAGGAACAAGTATGGTAAATACTGCATCTTTATTTAACTATTCATCTAGTTATGGCAAGTTAGGAGGTGCTTTAAGTTCAAGTGCAGCAGGTATTGGAACAAGTATTGCATCAGGTGTAGGTGCATTAGCAGGAAGTATGGACTTAGTAGGTGCTGGTTTGAGTGTATTTTCTAATGTTCAAGAAACAAATGCAGCTTTAAGACAACAACAAATAGAAGAATATAGACAAAAACAAATAGAAAAAAGAGCATTAGATAAAGCTGAAGAAATAAGAATTGAAACAAAACAAAAATCTAATCAAAGAACTAGAGCATATATAGAAAACCTAGCAAATATGGAAGCAAGTGTTGCTGGGACAATGGGCATAGATTTTAGCTCAGCATCTTACGAAGCATTAGCTAGAAGAAGCACAAAAAATTATAAACAGGATGTTTCAAACATTAGAGCAATGGGACTAGCTCAAGTAGTAAATAATTTATTTACAGCTCAAGACGCTAGTTTTGCAGCAATGTCATCTAAAGCAACTAAACCATCTATATTAGCTAAAGGATTATTTAAAGGATTTAAAGATACTAGGTCTATTTATAATGAAATAAAAACATTTGATACAGCAGATGTTGGTATTGATACATTTAGTAAACGAGGTGTTTAATGGCTAAACCAGATGACCAAACAGTAGACTTTGCATCGCAAATACAAGTAACTGGACGTTCTGGTCTAGGTGCTGCTGCTGGGTATGAAAGACAAATGGCTGAAAATTGGTCACAAATAGGCAACGAGTTTAGAAGTTATATGCTTGATGAACTTAAAGCAAGGAACATAGAAGACGGTATAGCACTTGCAAATCAAATACAATATGATGAAAAAACGGTAGAAGCAGACGTAGATGGTAAAAAACTATCAGTAACTATGCCATCATTAATTGCACCAGAGGGCAAGATAGTAGGTCAGTCTGGGTTAGATGCGTATAAAAAGATTGCTGCTAAAACATATGTAGCTGAATTAGAAAACGATTTTACAACAATAACAGAAACAGAAGCTAATATTGCAGAAGATCAAAAACTTACTATGCAACAGTTTACTGCTAATGTTACCGATAAACATAATATAATATATGATAACTTACCACCTGATATTGTAAATGCTATAAGACCAGATGTAGAAAAACAAATAATACAAAGAGCAGCAAGAGTACAAAACCAATACTTAGCATTTCAAAATGCAAATCAACAAGAAGCATATCAGAATTTATCAATAGATTATAAAAATAAAATAACTAACTTATCTAATATTGGTGATGCTAAAACAGCAAGAATGCAACAAGAACAATACTTTAAACATTTAGAAGATGGTCTTGCATTAGGAAATATTAAAGGACTTACTAGAGAATTTATTCAACAAGAAAGAGCAAGAGTAAATGGTGAGGTATCATTTAGATTAATGTTAAGTCAGTTTTCTGTAAAAGAATTAGATTCTAGAAATCTTAATCATATACGTTCAGAAATAAATAACTTAACAACATTAAAAGATATGTTAACACCTGTACCGGGTATGGATAAAGGGCAGTTAGTTAACCCTTATACACAAGAAACTTTAGATATAAGTCCAGATTTGATTAAAGAAATGATTGCAGATCCACAAGAAGCAGAACGAATAGCAACAGATTTAAATGTAAGACTAAGACATTTTTCTGGATTGATAGAAAATGTTGATAGTGGATTAGAAAGCTTAGAATTATCAAACAGTTTAATAAGTTCAAGAAACTCTAATGTACAACATAGAAAGTTAACAGAAGCAGATATGAAAAAACTTACACGTGATTCAGTAGGATACGGTGCATTAGTAAAAGATTATAATGACAAGTATAGAAAAAATTTAAGTAGACAAAATTCACTAACGGATCAACAATTTCAAATAACATTAATGACAGATTATGGTGTTGCTACTCCTACGTTTATTAAAACAATGACTGCTAATTTAAATACAATGGACGTAGAATATCTAAAAGTAATGTACGATTCTGGTCTTTTGTCTAAAATGAAAAATCATAAAGTTACAGGTAAAGGTGGTAGAGCATCATATGTTAATTTGTTTGAAAAATATTTTGGAGACTTAGCTGATAATTTTACAAGACTTACTAGAGCGTTAGAGCAAGGTGAAGATATACAAGAAATAGCAAGAATCCACACAATGGTAAAAGGTGGTGATGCAATGACAACAACAGAATTAGAAGCATATTTAAATCAATCAGGTTCAGGATTACCTACAAACAGAGGTGCAATAACTTCTACAGCAATAGCATCTTATCAATCACAATTTCCCGGAGTAGATATAGATAGAGCAAGAGCATATGCAGATAAACTTATAAGAGAATTACAATCTGATTCTCTTACTCGTTCTTTATATGCATCTGGTAATTTTAATATTGATGATGATATATATGATAGAGAAAAAACAAGAGAATATGAATATGGAATAGTTAAAGATGATTATATATTTAATCCATCTGGTATAGATTCTCATAGAGCAGGACATCAAGAAATGTATATTGCTAGACATAAAAACATACAACAATTTGCATTACCTCCTGTTATAAATGGAGAATTTAATTATACGAAAGAATGGAATCTAGATTACATGGTTGATTTTATAAGGATGCATATGGCTAACGATCCAAACACAAATTGGAATACAGTATTCAAAGGAGATATTGGTGGCTACGTAAAAAAAGAATGGAGAAAGGGAGGCAAAATAAAAATGGTTCCTGTTGGTACAAATCAAAAATATCCTACTTATCAGCTAGTTCATCTAAATGAAAACGGTAGTCCTACTTATGTTACTGACGCATCATTTCAACCATCAGAAATAAACATTGGTGATATTTTTCAACCAGCGTATAAAAACATAGTATTGAATGAAGACTTTAGAAAATTTATGTTAGAAAGAACAAATAGAAGTTTTGACGGTAAAGTAACAGAATTAGAACAACCAGACATAGATAGTCTTTGGTACAAAATAGGTAGAGAAACTAACCAGCTTTATAAAAGTATTGATATATTACCAGATGAAAACTGGACATTAGGTGAAACAGTTGTTGCTGGTGGTACTGGTATAGCATTACCTACTATGTCTAATGCATTATCCTCTGTAAAAAATATAATTAGCAAATCAGTTAAATCAGTAACAGGTAAAGGACCAAAAATTAGTTTATCAAAAGAAGCTAAAAAAGCTGTTGATATAGTAAAAGGTAAAGGCACTGGCAAAATGGGGTGGAAAGGTAGAGCAGCTACAGCAATTACTTTTTATCTAGGTGCTACTCTATACAGCAGAGAACTAGAACAATTTCAACAAGGTTTTAGTGTTCCACCATATAGTATAAACGATATGCAAAATCATATGAGATTTAAAAAAGAAACTGATTTATACCCAACACAACTACCTAAATGGGCTATTGACGCATTTGATCCAGATATAGAAACATATAAATTTACAGAAGATTATGTAGATGAAACGGCAAGTGTTGTTTATTATAGCGGTAGTGAGGGTACTATGATGTTATCTGCTGAAATACATCCTGAAACTAAACAATGGATTGTATACCCTAATATAAGGGTTGTAGATGGAAAAAGAGTATTGTTATCTAGAGAAGATGGATTACAAGAAGCATTAGATAAAAATGATTTTATACCATTTGGAGATGCTGACGATCCTATAGCACAAAAAAAAGCTATAAATATGTCTAAGAATTATGGAAAAGAAGTAGACTGGTGGAGAAAAAATCCAAACTTAGAATGGTGGGTTAATGGAGTAGACATTGACAAATAAGTTAAATATATTTGGCACAGAATATTCTTTAACTAAAGAACAATTAGATCCATATGGGCATCAATTTAATAATGGATTAAACAATGTACGTAATGAACAGCTGTATGAACAGCTCGAAAAAGAGTTTGATGTAAACCAAGAAGACGGATTCAAACCATTTATTACATCAACAGATACTACAGCATCACCTATACAGTCTGTTAGTAGAGTACAAAATAATTATGACCAAGGATTCTGGTCTGATGTAGGTGATGAATTAGGATTGTGGTGGCATGGATTAGCATTAGATGAAAACGAATTTACGAATGCATACCTTTTAGGGCAACAACAATGGTGGCAAAAACCACCAGATAAAACATTCAATCCTTATAAAGAAGACCAAGGATACGAAAAGTATAGACATTTATTTAAAGATGTAAGAAGTAGAGAACATTTTGAATTTTTAAAAAGTAAAATAGATAAACATCTTGCAGCAAGGTCAAGATTAGATATGACAGAAAGACAGTACGGACCTGCAATATTAGCTGGTTTTACTGATCCAATTAACTTTATAGCATTGCCAGTTACTAGAGGTTTGTCATTAGGCAAACGATTTTTAAAAGGTGGTACGGTAGTATCTGGTGCCGTAGCTGGTACTGAATTAGTTAGAAGACCACTCGATCCGACAGCATCAGAGGGTGAAACTGCATTTTATATTGGCTCATCATTTCTTATGGGTGGTGGTCTAACAGCAGCACTCAATAGAGGTTCTTACAGAGGAGCGGTAAAAGAAATAGAAAAGTCAAAAGTATTAGATGATATTAGTACACCAGAAGTAGCATCAAATAAAATACATATGACAGAAACAAGAGAAAGAGGACAAGCAACGTTCGATCCAGAAATAGATAGTGATGGTTTGATATTTAATCCAAAAGATTATGAACCAAACATACAACTAGAAGAAACAAACATGTCACAAAGACTAAAAAAATATACAGCACCTGATGACATCGAAGATAAAATAACATTAAAAAATACTTTTGAAGAAATGTATGATGTTTTTAAAGATACAAATATTGGTCTAAAAGAAAAAACACATTATGCATTAGGCGAACGTGTACCTAAAGCAAAACAAATATATACAGCTATTAGTAGTAAACCAGATAGAATTGCAGCAGGAATGAAAACACCTCAAGGTATAGAT